AAGCGCTATGGGGGCAGCTCTGACTGTTGACGCTGAAAAGATTGCAATATCTGGGTCTTCTATTGGTAGTTCATTAAATGTTAATAATGTTTCAATTCTTAAAACTTCTAAGGCTAGTTCTGCAATTAATGTGTCAGCAAATTTGAATTCAAGTATAGTCAGAATAGCTAAAATTTCTGCGGCTCTTTCGGCCAATGTTAACTTGTCTATTCTCGGCAAAATTGTTCTTTTAACTATTCGCATTAATATGTTAAATAATCTTAACCTTATACCAAGAATAGTAAGGTATGAGCCTCAATCTGGGGGAGTAGAGTCTCTTGATACTCAAGAGATAAGAACTTTGTTGTCTATAGACAATCGTGTAATAACTGGTCATAACCGGCAATTCCAGTCCTCACTTGAGCCTGTTTTTATTGAAAATAAAAATGTTAACAATATTAGGTCAAGATATTACAAATCCACAACAAGAGCAAGTAGGAGAACCTTTGTTTTGTCATGGTCTTTTTTGCCAAACAGTAAAGAAAAAACCGTTGATGACCGATGGGCTCGGGATTATATATCGTCAGTAGCTAACGACCCAGATTACCATGTTTTAAAAATTACAAATATGGATTCTTCAGGGCTTACTCCGGCTTCAGAAACAAGTTATAATGTATTAGTAACGGATTACAGCGAAACTTTAATTAGAAGAGATATTGCTGATAATTCTTATTATTGGGATTGCTCAATAACTCTAGGAGAAATTTAATGCTAACTCATGGATTGTATGGTAAACCAATTTCTAATACTTTTATAGAAAAAACTTCGGCTATTTCTCAAAAAATTAAACCATTAGTTATTGCTCATTGGTTGGATAGTAGGCATATTGATAAGGTTGATGCAAACACAGAAATAGCTTCAAGTAATGCTACTTTTCAAATACCATCTTCTAACGACATCGTTAATGAGTCTTATCAGATGCTTTCTGAAAACAGATCTCTTTCTGATAATGAAATAACTTTTAATAAAGCAAAAAGGGCTAATTTTTATTTTACCCCAAATGAATCAATTAATGGAATAGAGAGGGAATCTTTCCCTTGGGCTGTTGCTGGCGCAAAAGATGTCTACGGGAATATCATTACGGCTAATGGGAATTGGCATTGTATGCCAACATCTAGTACTTCAAAAAATAATTCTTTTGATTTAGATGATAATTTTGAATTCGGGTTTTGGTCATCTACGAAAAGTACTTCTAATCTTCATGCAACAAAGCTTGGTTACGAGTTTGCTACCCCAGTAGTTTTGACTTATTTATTTACGGCAAGACCGATAAATGTTATTAAGATTATAACTTCAGAACATTACGGTCAAATAAAATCATATAATGTAAAAGCTTATGTAAATACTTCAACTTTGGTTTTTGATCAAGATGGGGAGATACCAGAAGATAATTATTATTTAACTCATTATCTTGAGGGGATATCTAATACATCTATTAATAAGATATTAGTAACAATATATACAACCAAAAATAAATTAGATAATGCTCGGGTTCAAGAAGTATGCCCTATTTACGAAAAAGATATGACCGATTATGTAATTGATGTTAATGTCTCTAAAGTCAGAGATGTTCATGAAACAAGTCTTCCTATTGCTGGTGGAGGTTCTTCTACTGCATCTATCAATTTCAACAACAGTAATAAAGATTTTAATATATTTAGTTCCGGGTCCCAGTTTGGAAAATATATGAAGAAAGATTTAAGATTCTATGTATATGGCGGTTGGCAGATTGAAAAAACTGATGAATATGTTATATCAACTTTTTTAACAAATTCTATAAATGCTAATTCAAATACAATTCCGGCAGGCACAACATACGGTTTTCCAGACGGAGGCGGTAATAATAATTTTATACTAATAATTAACAAAGATACAGTTAATCGTGAATATGTTTTGTGTTCAAAAAGCACACCTTTTGTTTTTAATGTTATTCAAAGAGGCTATGGGGGCTCGGTAGCCAGATCTCATAGCGCAAATTCTACTGTACATTTTGATACTTTTGAGTATGTTCCTTACGGAGTATTTTACGTTGATGAGTGGCAAGCTTCTTCTTCTTCAATGACAGTAAGCGCTTCTTTGACTAATTGGAGTAAATTTTTGAATGAAAAAACTTTTAATAAAGGATTTTTTTTACAAGATACAACTGTAGCTTTTGCGTCTAAAAATATTTTGATGAATGTTAATTTTCCTGAATCTGATGTTTCTTATTTATCAAAACCATCTGAATCTTATACAAAAAATAATGCAATATTGCATTATGGATTTAATGAAAATATTGTTGACAGGGACAATGCGACTAGGACTATATCAAATTCTTTAAGGGCTAGATTTGTTGAAGTTACATCTAACGATTTAGTTGGGTTAAAAGATATATTGCTTGATGCTAACGATAAAGATTTAAGCATTATGGAGAAAGCTTTAGATATAAAATCTTATTTTACTCCTTCATTAACAACGACCTCTAACCAAATATCCACTCAAGATCAAGCCTACCCTGTTGCGTTGAATTTTACTACTGGAACTTTTACAAAAACTGCCGGTGGTTCTGTGTCCGAATCATATAACGGCGTTTTTGATGGGTTTTATGTTCCAGACACTTCGGGCAATCAAAGCATAATGATTTTGATAAATAGAGGAGGTGTTCGTGTTTATTTGGATAAAATTTTAATTATAAATGATTGGTATTCTATTGAATCTGGCTCCAATTCATTAGTCACCGTGGAGTCAGATAATTACAACCTGACGGCTGGAAAATCTTATGAATTAAGAATAGAGTTTTTTACTGGTACGCTTCAAACTGGAACTCCTTTTCAAATTAAATTAAAAAGAAATGATAATGGCGGAATTGATTGGGTGTATTCTGATCAAACATACACAATGTCTGCCTTAGACCGAATAGGCTCTAGGTCAAATCAATCATATTTGTCTTTTAATAGTTCAACGGGCAGGTGGTCTGTTGTCCCTAGCCAAAATCAAATAGAAAGATCGGCTAGAAGGAATAATGCTTTATATATTGGCACTCCAGTTTTGTCTCAACCTGGCGGTGTTGTTTCTGATGTTGATAACAAAAGTTTACTTCTTTCGTCAAATTCATATTTAAGAGTTCCTTATGATATATCATATGACATTTTTAATAGTAATTCTCACACATATACTGGTGATTTTACAATTTCTACATTTATAAAATTTAATCAGGGTTCTTTTTCAAATACTGGTGAATTTATCAGTAATTGGAGTAATGCGTCATCAAATTCTGGTTTTGAATTATTTTATAATTCTTCAATGCATGGTTTAAAAATGATAACAAGTTCAGGTGTTCAGACAATTTCATCTAATACTGCGTTGTCAAATTCTGCTTTTACATTAATGTCATTTACGCTTGATGGTACTTCTTTAAAATATTACATAAATGGTTCTTTATCCAATAGTATTACTATATCAGGTACTCCAGTTTCGTATTCTAATAAAGACCTTTGCATTGGTGGGCGTGGTGCTAAGTATGAATCTTCCAATGAAGTTGCACCTAGCGCAATTAGGGAATTTACAATTGATGAGTTTGCTATATTTAATAAAGCTTTAAATGCAGAACAAAATTTAAATAATTATATAGAAACACAAATGCAACCAACAGATGTTTTTCCTTTTATATATGGAAATGACACCACTGCGCAAAGTATAATCAATGATATAAGTTTAGCTGATCTTGGTCGCTTATATATTGATGAAAATCAAAAAGCAAAATATGAACATTTTAATAGATTTTTTGAATCCACTATAGATCAACATGCAAATGTGCAACAAATATTTTCTGATACAACAAATATTATAGATGCTAGTTACAATGTTCAATTACAAACAAATAAAGTTGTTGTAAAAATTGCAGGAGTGACAAATAATTTAATTGCTAGGCAATCTTTGTGGAGAGCTGAAGACCCAACATCTCTTGGTGTCGTTGAATTAACATCAAACATTACGAGTACGTCTAATTCTATTCCGGTAAGTACGACTGATGATCCAACTTTTCCAAAATCAGGATATCTTAAAATTAATAACGAAATTGTAAAATATAGTAATACAACTAGTAATTCTTTTTTGACTGTGGAAAGAGCTCAATTTGACACAACAGCAGCATCTCATTCTGACGGAGCCCTTGTTAGAGAGGTTCGTAGTTTTGATATTAAGTTTGATAAGACACCAGCTTTTAGAGTTCAAAATCCATTGATAACAAATCTTAATGAGCCAGAGCCTGCTTTAATTGAAATGATTAAATATGAATCTAATCATTATGGTGCTAAATTGATTATTGCTGCTTCAAACGCAACAACTTCTGGTTCACTTATTTATGTTGAGGGAGAAAACCCTGCGGATAATACAAAAGCTTTTGCGTCAATAGCCGGAATACCAGTTGTTGTAACTGAAGCTAAAGGTGAAGTTTTAGAAAAAGTTGCAAAACTTAATGATAATATTAGAAAATATGGTCTTAAAGAATTAATTATTGAAAACGAATTTATTACTAATTTAGAAAAAGCACAAAGAATAGCTAATTTTATTATTAATAAAATGAGTGATCCTGTACCTATTATAACTTTAAATATATTGCCAAACCCTAGAATACAATTAGGCGATAGAATAAAGATATCTTCAATGGATTCTTTTGATATAATTAATGGAGAGTATTGGGTTATCAGTACCGAGTGTGGGTTCTCCGACAGCCCATCGCAAAGCATTACTGTCAGGAAGGTGGTGTAGTGAGCAGGCTAAGATCTGGTTCCAGTGGGATTTCTGAAAGCAGCGTTGTTTTTTATAATGGCGGACACTCCCATGATGGAATATCAGCTGCGCTTATAGACACTGATGAATATTCAATTTATGATTGGACAGTTGGTTACGTTGGGTCTGGCTCAAGACTGTCTCGGCAGGTTTCAAATTTTAATTCTTTAAAAAATGTAATTTCAGACATTGTAACAGATACTGTCTTAGGCCCTTCGGGGATTAGGTTAGCTCCAAATACATTGCATGCTATTAGTATTGTTTCTAACACTATTACTGCTGATCAGATTGCCGCTAATACAATTACAGCCAATGAATTGAACGCCAATATTGTTTTAATAAATCAAGTAATTAAAAGCAATAATTATGTGTCTGGAACCTCTGGTTGGGCTATTCACGGGAATGGGGCTGCCGAATTTGCTAACACATCAATTCGTGGTGCGCTGGTTGCAAACTCTGTTAGCACACCGGGAATTGATATTTTATCTAATGGCGCAATTGTAAGCACAAACTTTAATGTAACTCCTGCAGGAAATATAACAGCAACTAATGCGACATTAAGTGGCACAATAGAAGCATCAGAAATTTATATTAATTCCTTAAATTACTGGAATTCAAACGGTCAATTTAATGTTGGCACAGCAAACAATTATTTGTCTTATGATGGCACAGATTTGGAATTAAGTGGTGCTGTTAATGCTACATCTGGAAGCATTGGTGATTGGTCTATTTCAGGTGGAGATATATCTGCTGGAGATACTACATTGCGATCAGATGGGACAGCTGAGTTTGGTACGGCATTGCTAATTGGTAATAACGACATTGGTTTTGCTGAAGATATTGTTGCTACTAATATTATTAGGAGCGCACAATTTGAGCTATCTACTGCAAAAGGCATTTTTTACACAGCAACAGCAGCAGCCGCGGGTACAAATGATTATGGTATTTCATTCTTTTATAATAACACTAATCTTTATGCTCGTATTTTTAACTCAAGCACTAACACTGCAAACAATGTTTGCCTTACTAACTGTGGTTCTTCACCTACCCCAACACCTTCTCCAACACCTACCCCAACGCCTACACCTACTCCCACTCCAACACCTACGCCAACACCTACTCCTACTCCTACTCCAACACCTACTCCGTATGGAGGCCCTGGTCCTGGCCCAACACCTACGCCTGTCCCAACACCCGTTCCTGTTCCTGTTCCCACACCTGTACCTGTTCCTATTAATTGCTCCCCTGCATGCCCACAAGACTTTATTTGTTATGATGGATACTGCATTGGTTAATGGTATACTTTAATAAAGGAGAAATATGGCTACTAGAAGATTTGTTTTAATTGCAGAAGGTGATGTGTTTATGCAAGTTCAATTTGATGATGAAATTTCTTCGCCCAATGCTGCTGCATGGGCTGCTGGTTTAGCGAGCAATCCTACGGTGATTGAAGTAACGGATCAACCAAATGTTGCCCCCGGTTGGGCTTGGAATGGGGATTCTTTTACACCACCACAATGAATTCTCCCTGGAGAGAATACAATATAAATTTAAATTTATATAATGCGTTCCGTTCATGGAATGGGGGGTTGTTTAATCAATTAATAACTTTAGAAACAGCCATTGGCATATCTTATTTTCTTGATACTCCAATGTATATACATGATGTACGAAGACTAAACAGTTTGTCGGAATCTTTTGAAGATAAAAATAATTATATTACAGATTTTATAGACATGACACCTTTTGAAAACATATTTTTTTCAAAACAAATTATTCAAATTCCATCAACTCAACAAAATCATATAGAGAATTTAATGAATACATTTATCCCAGTAATTGATAGTGATGTATATGTAGAAAATTTTTCTGAAGGAAGGAATAAGTTAATAATTGATAAAAATAAATTTTATTATTTTAATAATAATTTATCATATTATTCTATAATGTTTTATAATAGAACAAATTTATTTAATAAATATTTAAAACAATTAAAATTTAAACAAGAATATATTGATTTAGCTAATATGATTTCATCTATGATAGGTAAATTTGCTGGCATTCATTTAAGGCAAACTGATTTTGCACAGACAATTTATTCAGTTAAATTAGAAGAATACAATAAAGCAATTGATTTGTTAAAATTAAATAATAAATTAATTATAGTTTCTACCGATGATGTTAAATCAGAAATCTGCATTGAAGATGGGCAAGTTTTGTATATTGATAATTTAATAAAAGATAATTTTATGAATGAGTTTAGGCAATTAAGCATAACAAGTAAAATCTCTTTTGATTTAATTTGTATGTTAATAATGTGCAATTCGCAAGATTTTATTGGAACTATCGGAAGTACATATTCTGGGTTAATACATAGAAATATAAATCAAAAAAATAAAAATACTCATCATTGGAGAAATATGGGTGATGATAATCAAATCACTGGATCTCCATTTTCTTGGAATTCATATGATACAATAACAATAGGTAAAAAATTATGGTGGCGAGAGTGGAAGGAAAGTTATATGGAGGATTCCAATGTCAGCTTGGTCTGAATATAAAGAAAGAATAGGTCAATCAAGACCATGGCATTTATTAGATCCAAATATGCAAAAAATTAGCGCTGAAGAGTCCGATAAGAGATACAGCGTTTGTTTGTCTTGTGATAGATTAATTAAATTAACAAAACAATGCAAAGAGTGTGGTTGCATTATGTCAGCAAAAGTAAAATTACAAAATGCAACATGTCCACTTAATAAATGGTAAATATGATCTTACAAGACCCGTTTATAGTTTCAAATATATTTGACGATATTTATTTTAATGCTTTGCAGAAATATGCAATGAATCTTTGGGCCAATGATAATGGCTCTTCTTATGAGCCAGGGTTTGGGAGATACCAGTGGGCAAATACTGAAATTTTAAATGAAGGTTCGGAATTGCTTTTACCAATGGCTAAGGAAAAATTTAAAAGTAATACATTAAAACCATCTTGGAATTTACTAGTAATTTATCAAACAGAAAACGCAAAATTATATAAACATAAAGATGATAACGCCTGCACATATGCCATTGATTATTGTTTATTTCAAAAAGAACCATGGGATTTGTGGGTTGAGAATAAGCCATATACTTTAAATGAAAATCAAGCTCTTTTCATGCATGGGTGCGATCAAGAACATTGGAGAGAAAATTTTCCTAGCCCTAGAACAAATTTGACCGCATGTGTATTTTATTTCTTTACGGAGCCAGACCACTGGTATTTTACAGAGGGTCCATCTTATTTAGATAATGTTATTAGAGCAAAGAAATAATGAGGTATAATAGATAAATGGCTTACGAAAACTACTCCTTTGTGTCTTGGTCTGATGGCACTCCTTTAACTGGTGAAAGACTAGCTCAGATGTCTATGAACATGGAGCAAATTAGGGATGCTAACGATAGAAAACCTTCGGGCATTCTCCAGCTA